GCAAAGTATTCTATCGTACTTTAATTATTGTCATGTTTAAGCCCCAGCATAGCTTTAAGAGTGTTACAATTGAATTCTTTAGATATTGCTGTATTAATGGCAGTTAATTCATCATTGGTATATTCGTGTGTGTTAACTTGTTCTATTGCTTTCATTGTATCCCAATAGTTTCCATATATCTTATATTGCTTTATACGATGACCAATATCATTAACAACATCTGGTAATTCAAATATAGGGTCTTCAACTTCTGTATGAGATCTTGATGCATCTACAAGTTGCTTTAAATCTTGTATTTTATTCTGCATGTATTTACCATATAATGCCTTTTCACGTTTTGTAAAGTATGGTGGTAGTTTTTCAGCTTCTTTCAAATAAGCTTCAGCCATAGTGTCAAAAATTTTTATACCTTTGTAAGATTGTTTTAGCGCAATGGCTTGATCAATATAATAGAGGTATAATTGTGCAAGATTATATGATTTTGTCTTTCGTGCATATTTAGATAAGCCAAATAATTTATTTGGATCTCGAGTTAATATTACATGTTGTTGTTTATCTATTTCCCATGAACGTAGTGAGCAAAATTTAAAACTTGAAGGACCTCCAATATCTAAAAATTTGCATACCTGCCCCAAACCAGATTCACGTGTATCTGCTTTATCAGGTGAATCACTGGCTTTTAGGAAATATTTATCATAAATAGCTCTAATTTGTTCATCTTTTATATATGGTTGATATAATACTGAAAAATCATCTCCTTTTGAGAATACCACAAAATCTTTTCCATATGTTAAGCCACTATCCTCATTAGCGAATATATTATACATTGCCATACGAATAGTATTACATAATGTGGTGTCACAATCACCACTAAACACAGTTCCTAATACTGAATATGTCATCATTGTTGATAATTTATGAGTATGTGGATGTCTATATTTTATGTCCATAGTTTTATAGTATGCTTGTGATGTTCGCAAAAATTGCTTTTTACTTACGTGATATACACGTGGAGCTACTTTTCTATAAATATATCGATCTAGTTCTTTTAATGTGACATCTTGAGTGTTATCAAATGCTGAACCATCACCTTCTACTACTTTTGTAAAACCTTGATCTATATACTCATTTATCTTACTTGCCATTTGTGTTAAATTCATACCACCAC